TTTTTCTTTACGTAGTCTGAAAGAAGCCCCTTTGGATCAATATTTGTTTTAATTGTAGCAATGAGAATATCATCAACCTTCGTTTGAAGTTCCTCGGTAACAGTGTTAAACCGTTCCTCAAGAAACTGTTGACGTTCTTCATCTACCTTAGTTGATTCTTCAGCTTTTCCTGCTAACGGCTTCTGCGGTTCGAATTTATCTGATTCAAAAACGAACTTATTAATCGCGAGTGCGACCTTACGCAAGTCTTCATTATCAGTAGAATTGGCCTCGCGCGCCATTAATGAAATAAGATTCTTTACAACCCCGCCTACAACATGGTCATGTGCAGCAGGGTCAACACGCTGTAATGCGGGTAAGTAATTATCGACCAGTTTATGAAATGCCTTCTGATCGTGTGCTTTTACTTGATCAAGAATTTCAACAGATGAACCACTGAGTAACTGTGCTTCTATTTGATTAATATTTTCAATTTGCTCCGCCGCTTCCTTCGCATCTTCCGGTGAAGCGAATACTTCGGTAAATGAGCGATCCCTGTAATACGATTGTTCAAGATATGGATATTTCTTAAATACTCCAGGGAAGTCTCTTTCGATATCCTTCCTGCGAAAAGGACCAATTTCTTTAATGTCTTTTAATTCCTTGTCTTCGTCTTCCTCTCCTTCAACAAGTTTAATTTCTTCTTCTTTAGATTCATCTTCATCGGATTCTTCTTCAGAGTCATCTTTATCTGACTCTTCGTCTTCATCTTCTGAAGAATCATCATCTTTTCCAGACGGGGATTCTTCTTTGTCGTCGTCTTTACTAAGTTCATCGACGATATCATCCTTGGAAAGACCCTTATCGTCAGAACCGTTAGTTGACAGTGACTCGTTCGCCATTAGAATCCTCGTTTTCTTTAGGTGCTACTCCGCTACCATTTTGGCCTTTAGAAGTTTTTCCTGATCCATTAGTCATTGCCTTACCTTCTTCTGACTTAGGATCACCAGGAGCTTCACCAGCTTCTACAGCAGCAGCGTGTTGTTGTTCCATCATTTGCTGTTGTAATGCTTGAAGATGCATTTTGAAATGCAACAGCACATTCTTGTAACCAAGTGGCCTATCAACGCGCGCAAGTCTACCAGCTTCGCTAATCAACCAATTACGGTCAATGTCTGCACCGATTTGATGATTATCTAAATCAAAGTCTACTTCAACAGAAGGCATTTCTTCCATTCCCATACCATCCATAGACGGAGTAGGGATAGGTTCAGAATCCATTAACTGTTGGATTTCTTCAAATTCCTTATTTCGATCATTCTCGCCTGGTATTTCAAAGTCAACAAGTCCAATCGCTTTCTTGAGCGTGGGCATGTTTTGGGGCGCGAGCAATGCTTGGAGTAATTCTGGATTTCCAGCTTGCAAGATGCGCATAACGACATCCTGCTGCTGATTCCAAGTAAGCGGAATATTTTCATTACCCTCAATTTCAACCGAACCCAATTTGCCTTGCATCTCGGCTTTTCGGATGAAAACATTAACAAAGTTCCCATAAGTGTCCTTTTCGACGAACTTTTCGTCTTCAACACTTATTTTCATGTATAGAGGAATTGCCTTACCAAATATTTCTTTCCACCAAATCAACAACATTTTCCAAGGAGTCTGTAGCCTTTGCAAGGCTTGACTTCTTGACATACTATATTCTGACGCAGTTTTTGAACCCTCTAACTGCCCACCGAATAAACTAGGTAATGCGCCAGTAGTTAACTGTCCTAACTCCTGAACTAACTGATAAAATGGAATTACTTCAGGAGATAATGATGCAGTTTTAATTTCATGGAAGAATTCGCTAAGATTCTTTCCAGATTTTGCAACCGCAGGAAAAATATCTCCTGGTCTAACTTCAGTTTGTCTATATTTTGAGAAATTAAGGACAGACGGGTCAGCAAATCCCTGTGAGATTCCATGTTCAATGGTCTGTAATATGAGTGAGATAAGTTCGTTAATGATATCCTGAATTGATGTAAGGAGTAATCCAAGCGGATCGAAGTGTATGTAATCCGACAGAGGATTTCGAGTAAGCGTCCAGTAATCATCAAGCGAAGCGTTACACGCGCCCGCGAAACATTCATTAACCTTGGAGAACTGAACTCCATCTGGGTATTTCTTCTTAAGAATCTTGCATTCATCCTCAGATAAAATATTAAATGCTGAGGGACGGAACCAATAATGATTAACAGTTGCAGTGTTTATTGGATACTCACCATTATACTGCGGAGAAAGTCTGCCCCATGCCTCGTAAGGATCACTTAATCCTGTCAAATTTTGTCTTGGTTCACCAAGTTCATCGACAAGATGTGGAAACATTTCCATTACTGTAGAGTAATGGGTTTCGTATGAGTAACGAAGGTAGGGGCATTCTTCTTGCGTGCGTGCGTAGTTTGGAACTTTAACGTTCAACAATCCATACGCTTCGAGACACACGCGCGATTTTGCTTTTTGTGTTACTCCAACGATACGAGTAACTACAAACGGGGTCTTCTGTAACGCGGGGTCCAGTTGAACCGCGCAATGGGGACAAACTAATCCACCAGATTCATCTTCTTCTGCATATGCATCATGTAGTGCAACGTCTTCACTTGAAGGTTGGAACTCATCACGTTCAAACGCTTCAAGTTCATTAGAGGATTCTACAACAGGATTAACACTATTCTGAGTTGCCTCAGGAGTGTTGAACATTGCTTGATCTAATTCAGTCTGACACTGGGGACAGATATATTTTAATTCGGTTTCCTGTTTCTCTCGCTTCTCTTCATAACTACCAAAGCGTTTATCTGCCTTGGCATAATCATAAGCGGCAACTAATCCTTCAGTACAATACAGATATAATGCATGCAACCACAAGTAGGATACTTCATTATGTCTGCTAATCAGTTGCGCGATTTTGTCTCCAGCTTTTGCGGTCTGGATATCAAGATTATTCTCTGCATCATCAGGGTAACATGTAACACTGGGTACAGTTACTGAGAGAGCAGCAATGATAGACTCCAAGTATGCACGAAATATATTGACGTTCTTGTCATAGTATTGCTGGTCATCATCATTTACTCCTGCTTGCGCGGGATCATAAATTCTCCAATCATGTGCTACTTCATCATACCAAACATTTGTGTAATTATTCCAAAGTAATTTTAATTGACGACAAACACGTATCTGCCGTTGACGCACAGCTACATCTTCCATATCAAAATGATCACTCACTTGACATAGAAGCTGCTGAATTTTATCCGACGGCCAGTCTTTCTTTTCGTAGTAAGCCATTCTACTTCTTCTTCATGAACAGAGAACGTTTTGCTTTCGGAGTTTCATGAACAAACTTCTCTGCTACTTCTTTAGACGGACCAACTCCGCCTTTATTTGGTTTCATACCATGCGCAATTCCAGCCATGAAACGATATTGCTTAGAGGATTTGGCTGGCATGATAATTACTTACGCTTCATTGCGCCAGACAATTTGCTCATTACATCATTGGATGGACCAACTCCACCCTTCTTCATTGGATGCATTGCCTTACCAATGCCTTTATTTACAGTACCCCCAGCCTTCTTTACTAAACCACTAACTCCCTTAGTGACTTTACCCAGAAATCCCATTTGATTCTCCTTGTGGAACTTTAAGACTGAGTTCCTCTTCCAATTGTTCTAGCGTTTGACCAGGGGGAGTAAACGTTACGCCACCTGATTCACCTCTTCGTACATCAGTTTGTGGGCCAGCAAACGTAGCGTTATGACGTAACTGTTGTGCGGCCTTACGTGACGCTTCTTCTAATTCCTGTTGCCGAACTCGCCACGGTTTTTTACCAGTGGACATTGGCTTTAACATGTCCATGTCTATTGCCATTCTATTTTCATTCGAAGGAAACGTATGTTCTAGTATTCGTTCAAGTAATATCTTACGGTCATAATTAGCAAACGTCAGTTGTTCTCTTAATACTTCACAGTTCTCACATTCCTTAGGTTCTACTGGAACAGGAGGACCGAACAACCATTCCCGAATTATATTAACGATGCCTTGCGCCATGAAATCTCCGTACTGGTTTGTATGGGTCATTAGCATCAGCCTCTAGTTTCTCATGATGCCGATAAAACGCAGTCCAATCTTCCGTATGTGCAAGTCGATTGTTAATTTCTTCCCGCTGTTCGATTAACTTCATTTCATGTTCAGCTTCCATGAAGTATCGTTCAGCCGTATCTATTGCATAACGCTGTC